CTGATCCTACTTATACTTTAAGTTCTAATGCAGTAAGTGCAAGGGTGGATTTTGAAATAGCAGACTTGGTAAAGGATTATATTGAAATGACCTTAAACTTTGTAAATAATACTGCCATCAAAAATAATGTTTGGGTAGATTATCAAGTAACAAGGTATTTTATTAACAGTTCATCAGTACAAACAATGGTGCAGTTAAGAGGATTTGACGGGTATGGATATTTTGAAGAAGATGTTAATCCGCAATTAGATAAAATAGCTTTATTATCAAATACACATATAGTAAAAAGTAAAGACCATTTATTAAGATTCCCAGTAGATAATTCTTATAACGGTGCTATTATTAGATTTTTAAAAGATAATGTATTAGTAAATTCAGAAACTATTGTAAGTACTTCAAATAGCTATGACCAAGTACAATATTTTTCAAATACTGGTGGAACTGCAAATGTAGATGAAGTAGAGGTTAGATTGGGTGCTGATATTTATACTTACACCGTAGAAAACGTAGAAGAATGTTTAGATACACCTTATAGACTAACATTTGTAAATAAATATGGTGCATTACAAAGCCAAACATTTTTTAAGAAGTCTGTAAGGAATATGAATACTAATGTAACTTATTATAAAAAGAATATTATAAGTAACGGTGATTATAACTTAACTGCAGCGCAGAAATCAATCGTTTTAAAGAACGCTAATGAATCTTTGACTTTGAATAGTGGTTTTTACCCAGAGAACAATAATGACGTATTTAAAGAACTGCTATTAAGCGAGAACGTATGGATTTTTTACGATAGTCAAGAATTACCTTGTAATATTTCATCAAGTTCTATTAGTTACAAGACAAGCCGAAACGATAAACTGATTAACTACACTTTAGATATTGAATTTGCTAATGATGTAGTACAAAACATCCGATAGATGCAGATAGTACAACTTTTTGTAGATGGTGAACAAGTAGATATGTTTAAAGATGAAAGCATTACTATTTCAGATAGTATTGCTAATGTCAAAGATATATCTAAAATCTATACTGCATACTCAAGACAATTTACACTTCCTGCTTCACCTACAAATAACAGAATATTTAAGCACTATTATAATTTTAACATTGTAGGAAATACATTTGACGCACGGTATAAAGTCGATGCTTACTTAAATGTCAACGGAATAAGATACAAAGATGGTAAGTTAAGGTTAAGCGGTGTTAAACTAAAAGACAATTCACCTGAATCATATCAAGTCACTTTCTTTGGTAATGCGGTAGCCTTAAAAGACTTATTTGGTGAAGATACTTTATCAATGCTTACGGGTGGTAGTTATGGTTTAAATAATTATAATCATTTATATAACAATCTAACCATTAGACATAGTTTTAATAATCGCACACAAATACATAGCGGAAATATTAAATATAGCTTCATTTCACATTCAAGACCTTTTAGATATACGGGTACAGATATTGTATCTGATTATAATGGTGAAACATCTCCTAATTATTTTTTAGGATTGACAGATTTAAAACCATCTTTAAAACTAAAAGCTATTGTAGATGCTATTGAAGAAAAATATGATTTAACATTTAGTCAAGACTTCTTTAATACAACCTACTTCAAGAATTTATATATGTGGCTGCACAAAGAAGCAGGGGTAATGACGCAGACCACAGAACAAAACGAATTAAAAACTTATTTTTCCGACACCTCAACTTGGACATTAACAAGCGGTACAGATTTTAGAAATGCCGAAGGTGGTTTATTTGTGTTTAACGAACCATACCCAAACTTTGATTATGTTAAGTACGAAATACTTACTTATGATGTAACCTTTGCAGGTGCATTATCATATGATTTTGCAATAACTGATAGCGGTTCGCCTTTATATAATTCAAGTGCAACTGGTTCAAATACATTTAATATAAACCAAGAATTACAAGGTTCTGCACAAACTTACTTTTTAGAATTTATTATAACAAGTCAATCTTTATTTAGTCCTACTCAAGAAATACAAATAAAGAAACACACAAAAACAAATTATACCGATAATTGGGTAGATGCAGGAACATCAGTTTATAACGCAAGTGCTATTGCAGTTGCAAGTAATTTAGATGTGCCAGACCAAATGCCTGAAATGAAGGTATATGATTTTGTAATTAATTTGTTTAAGATGCACCAACTGACCGCATCTATTGACAAAGAACTAAACGGAGATGAAACAGTAAATGTACTTCCGTTGCAAGATTATCAATCAACGGGTGTTACACACGACATTACAGAAAACGTAGATGTAACTTCAACACAAGTAGATAGATTAATACCGTATAAGGAAATAAACTTTAGTTACAAGGGAAGAAAGAGTGCTGCTATAATGGCTTATGACCAAGCATATCCTAATAATAAGTTTGGCGATTTGAATTGGAACGCGGGAACAGAAGATATGGATGGCGGTAATTATTCCGTTGCTTTAGATTTTGAGCATATGTACTTTGAGAGGATTTTATCTTCGGGTGGTACGCCAAGCACGGTGCAATACGGGGTAATGATAGACCAAGATTTAGAACCTATTGTTGGAATGCCTTTGATTCATTGTATTGTATTAAGAGATACGACTACGCCTTATTTAAGATGGCATAATGGTGATGGTACTGTTTTCCCTTTAGATAAATTTAACGCACCTACTAACATTGATGCTAATGGTAATTCAATACATTGGGGCGCACAAATTGATGAATATAGCGCAGTCCAACAAGACGAAAGTTTATATAATAGATTTTACTTTGATTCTATTACTTCGGTATTTCAACAAGCAGCAAGAAAAATTACATACAAGGCTTATTTGCCTTTAGGTCTTTTGTTGTCTTATAAATTAAATGACAGATTTAGAATAGGGCAAAACACTTATAAGATCGAATCGGTAAACACTAACTTACTAAATGAGGAAAGTAAACTTGTTTTATATAACGACTTACCCCCTGCGGTAAATGTAAACCTACCTGAAAATATAAACCAAAAAACAGATCTTGCTAAACCTGAAAATGTAGAATTAGTTACGCCAACAAGTTCAAAATATAGAAAGATCCAATGGAAATTTGTAAGTGGTGCTACTGAGTATTTACTTTATTTAAATGGTAGATACCACGATTCTATAATTCCTTCGGGGGCATTGATTGAAGATTATGAATATACTGGTTTAGACATAGAAGATGTGAATGTGTTAGGTGTTCAGGCATATTATGGTACAGTAGGGGCGTTAAGCGGTTTGGCATCTATTATTGTAAGTGTTGTTAGTGATGCAATAACATTTACAACAAATCTTGAGGAATTACAAGCAAGAACACAAGTTTACGAGAACGAACCAGAAACAATAGAACTTTTAAGAGAACTAAACTTATGTTAAAGACAATATTAGAAGGTTTAAAATACGATGTAAGCGGTGAATATATAGACATCGCCAAAGGTAAGTATAAGTTAGAAGAAACCTTAAAGGAAGCAATAACCACAATTAGAAAAGAATGGCGCAAGAAGTAGTAATTAATGTAAAAGCAAACACCAAACAAGCTGAACAAAGTTTGCAGGGTGTTAATAGCGAAATAAAAGAAACGCAACAAGTAAGTGGTGAATTAACTGGTTCGCTAAATAAAATGACTGGTGGTGCAATCACTAAATTCAATGCGTTTAAAGGTACTTTAAAGGGTGTTACGGGTGGTTTTAAATCTTTACGGGTAGCAATCATTAGTACTGGTATTGGTGCTCTTATTGTTGCGGTTGGTGCTTTGACTGCTGCTTTTACTGCAAGTGAAGAAGGGCAAAATAAATTCCAAAAGATATTAGGTGTTCTTGGTAGTATTACAGGTAACCTTGTAGACTTATTAGCAGATTTAGGAGAAAAAATTATTGAGGTTTTTGAGAATCCTAAACAAGCCATTATAGATTTTAAGGATTTAATTGTAGAAAACATTACGAATCGTTTTGAGGGGATGCTTGAACTTATCCCCCAACTTGGTAAAGCGGTTAAGTTATTATTTAGTGGTGAATTTGCAGAAGCAGGAGAAGTGGCGGCAAATGCAGCAGCAAAAGTTGTTCTTGGTGTAGAAGATTTTACGGATAAAGTCGCATCCGCAACTGAATCAATAAAAGACTTTGCTAAAGAAATAGAAGATGACGCTAACGCTGCTGCTAAAATTGCAGATCAAAGGGCAGAAATAGATAGGAGGTCAAGACGATTATTAGTAGAAAGGGCAGAAGCAGAAAGACAAATTGCACAATTAAGGGAACAGTCAGCAGATAAAGAAAGATTTACCGCAGCCGAGCGAATTGAATTCCTTGAAGAAGCAGGAAAGATAAGCGAAGATTTAGCAAACAAAGAAATAGCTATTGCCCAATTAAGATTTGAAGCAAAGAAAACAGAAAACGCCTTATCAAAATCTACAAAAGAAGATTTAGACGAACAAGCACAATTAGAAGCCGATGTAATATCAAAACAAACTGCAAGGTTAAAGTTACAAAAAGCATTAACCGCAGAATTAACAACTGCAAGGCGTGAAGATGCTGCGGAAGCGGATAGGTTGCGAAAAGAGCAAGAAGCGAAAAATGCCGAAGCTGATAAAAAACGCATTGATGATGCACTAGCGAGGGGTAAAATATTTGATGAAATAATTACTGCGGCAGAAAATAAAGAAGCAGAATCTTTTTTACAAAAAGTACAATTAGAGGAACAAAGAAAGTTAGCAGAATTAGATAGGTTAAATGCTACTGAACAAGAAAAGGAAGCTATCAGAGCATATTATGCCGAACAAAAACTTGATGCACAAGAAAAAGACGCAGAAGCAAGTAAAAAAATAGATGATGCCGAAGCGGAAGCCAAAAAACAAAATTTAGCAAAAGTCGGTGGTTTACTTATGAATTTTGCTTCATTGGCAGGTGAACAAACAAGTGCAGGTAAAGCTGCTGCGATAGCAGGTACTTTAATATCTACTTATCAATCGGCAACAGATAGTTATAAATCTTTAGCAGGTATTCCTATCGTTGGTCCTGCATTAGGTGCTGCTGCTGCAGCGGTTGCGGTTGCATCTGGTTTTAAACAAATACAAGCAATTAAATCTGTTAAAGTTCCTAAAGGTCGGGGTGCTGAGGGTGGTGCTGCTACGCCATCGGCATCAGGGTTTGCTGCTGCTGCTACACAAGCACCACAATTTAATGTTTTAGGTGCAGGTGCTACTAATCAGTTAGCAGGATTGTTAGCGGAAGATTCACAAAAGCCAGTTAAGGCGTATGTGGTAAGTAATGAAGTAAGTTCTGCACAAAGTTTGGATAGAAATATTGTGGAAAGTGCGACTTTAGGATAAAACACAAATTAAAATTAAAATCGTTTTATAGATATGAAAATTATCGAACTAATTATAGATGAAGAACAAGAAAATGGTATTGATGCCATTAGTATTGTTGAACATCCTGCCATAGAAGAAAATTTTATAGCCTTAAACAAAAAGAAAGAATACAAATTTCAAGAAGTAGATAAAGAAAAGAGAATCTTAATGGGTGCATTGCTTGTGCCTAACAAAGCGATATATAGAAAAGACGAAAAAGAAGATTACTATATTTATTTTACTAAAAAAACAATCCGTAAGGCTTCGGAACTTTTCTTACAAAAAGGCAATCAGCATAATTCTACCTTTGAGCATCTATATAAAATTGATGGACTTACTTTGGTAGAAAGTTGGATCGTAGAAGATAAAGAAAAAGACAAGTCAGCATTATATGATTTAGATGTACCCGTAGGTACTTGGATGGGGAGTGTTAAAGTAGAAAATGATGAAGTTTGGCAAGATTATGTTAAGACTGGTGTTGTTAAAGGTTTTTCTATTGAAGGATTTTTTGCAGAAAAAGAACAAGAAGAAAAAAGGGAAATTGAAGCAGGTCTTAAATTGTTAGAGATAAAAGAAGCGATTTTAAGATACGAATTTGAATCATATAACGACTACCCTAAAGCTGCGCAGAACAACGCTAAAAGGGCGTTAAAATACGCTGAGAAAAATGGTTGGGGTAGTTGCGGAACACCCGTAGGTAAACAAAGAGCAAATCAATTAGCTAAAGGCAGAAACATTACAAGAGATACCATTGCTAGGATGGCTGCTTTTGCAAGGCATTTACAATATGATGACAAGAAATTAGGGGATGGTTGTGCTAAACTTATGATTTTGGCTTGGGGTGGCCGTGAAGGCATTGAATGGGCGCAAAGAAAACTAAAACAAATAGATAATGAGTAGGGCTTGTTATTGCAAAGACAGAAACACTTATTCCATAGATTGTTGTGATGGTAGTTTATGGGCGCAAGGTATTGGCGTAATAAGAAAAAGTGAGTTTTATTTAAGACAAGAAAATATTGATTTAATCTTACAAGAAGATAACAGCAGAATAATCTTATAGTTATGGCAGATAAAAAAATATCACAATTAAGTACAGCAACCGCATTACTGGGTACGGAACTTTTAGTAACAGTACAAAGCGGAGTAACAAAGCAAACTACGGTTAATAAAATTAAAAATACATTAGTACCTTATAATTTAACCGTACAAGCTGGTCAAACTGTCAATTTAAGCGGTTCAATATTTGACGAAGCTATGCTTGTAAAATTAACTTGGTCAGGCGTAGCAGGAAATATGACACTTAACCTACCAAGTGCATCTGCTATACCAAACCGAGCATTAAGATTTATTAGTAATGGTGGTTTTAACACAAACACAAGAGTATATTTAACACCTACGGGCGGTGATACTCTTGATGGATCAACTGCCTACTACGAAATTAACAAAGTTTACGAAGGAATTAAAATTTGGTCTGATGGTAGTGAGTGGTTTATCATTCAGAAAAAAGCCTAAAAATACCAATTAATTTTTATAATCGTTTTATTAATATTAAATAAGTAAATCTATGAAAACAACAGAAATGTTAAAGCGCATTCAAACGCTTCTTAACACTCGTGTTGAACTTGAAGACCGCAAGTTAGATAATGGTACTGTTATTTTTGCTGATGAATTTGCAGAAGGGCAGCCAGTATTTATCGTTACCGAAGATGAGCGTATACCTATGCCTATCGGAGAGTATATGATGGAAGATGGTTCAATGCTTGTTGTAGAAGAAGAAGGCGTGATTGCTGCTATCAAAGCTGCTGATGAAGCAGAGGAAGAAGAAGTAGTGGAAGAAGAAGCTAAGGTTGAAGAAGAAATGAGCAACGAAGCTAAAGAACCTAAAAAGGTTGTAGAAAGCACCGTTGTAGAAACGCATTTTTCCGAAGAACAAAAAAGCGAACTTGTCGAAGCTATTTTATCAAGTGTAAATCCTTTGATTGAGGAATTACAAAACAAAGTAAACGAACTTGAAGCTAAACTATCTCAAGAATCTGTTGAGGAAGTAGAAGAAGTAGAAGTTCAAGCTGATCAAGAAGTTGAGGTTGAAGAACCAAAACAGGAATTATCTAAAGCCTTTAAACATACACCAGAAGTTCAAAGCGAAAAGAAAAAAATTCAATTCTCTAAAAATAGAACATTAACAACCTTTGATAGAGTATTATCTAAAATTTCAAATAAGTAATTAATTTAAAACAATAAAAAAATGGCAACAAGTGGAAGTGTAACTTCAATTACTACAACATACGCTGGAGAGTTTGCGGGTGAGTATATCGCTGCAGCTTTGTTGAGTGCAAATACTATCGATAATGGTGGTATTACCGTAAAACCTAATGTTAAATACAAAGAAGTCATTAAGAAAATGGCTTTGGATTCTATTGTGGCTAATGCTACTTGTGATTTCTCATCTTCTGACGATGTAATTACATTGACTGAGCGTATCCTACAACCAGAAGAATTCCAAGTTAATCTTACTCTTTGTAAAAAAGATTTCCGTTCTGACTGGGAAGCAATGGAGATGGGTGTTGGTGCTTTTGACAACCTACCACCTTCTTTCTCTGATTATCTAATTTCTTATGTAGCTGCTAAAGTTGCTGAAAAAACTGAACAAACAATTTGGGGTGGTGTCAATGCTACTGCAGGTGAATTTGATGGTTTTGTTACTTTGGCTACTGCTGATGCTGATGTGGTTGATGTAGTTGGTACTACTGTAACTTCTGCGAATGTTATCGCTGAACTTGGAAAAGTTGTAGATGCTATCCCATCTGCACTTTACGGAAAAGAAGATTTATTTATCTATGTGCCACAGAATGTTGCTCGTGCTTATGTTCGTGCTTTAGGTGGATTTAGCGTAGCTGCTACTTCAAACAATGGTCTTGGCAATCAAGGTACAACTTGGTTTAACGGACAAGCATTGTCTTTTGATGGTGTTTCTTTGTTTGTTGCTAACGGACTTGCTGACAACAAAATGATGGCTGCTCAAAAATCTAACCTTTACTTTGGTACTGGTCTACTTTCTGACCACAACGAAGTTAAATTGTTGGATATGGGTGACTTGGATGGAAGCCAGAATGTTAGAGCAATTATGCGCTTTACAAGTGGTGTTCAGTACGGAATCGGTTCAGACATCGTTCTTTACTCTTAATTAAATATTTATTAATCTTGAGAAGGGGTGGGCGCAACTGCCCACCCTTTTTTATTTAAAACATAAAATATGGCGTGTACATTAACAACTGGTCGTGAATTACCTTGTAAGGATTCGGTTGGTGGCATTAAAGCGGTTTATTTAGCAGATTATGGTTCTTTAGGAACATTGACTGTAACCTCTGGTGAAGTAACTGCTATTAGTGCCGTTGCACCAACACTTTTCCAATTCGATGTAAAGGGTAATTCAAGCCTTGAACAAGCGATTACAAGTAGCCGTGAAAACGGAACTACTTTTTATGAGCAAACTTTGAACTTAACTTTGACTAAATTAGATTTAGCAACACAAGAAGAAATTGTAACTATTGCCAAAGCAAGACCACACGTGTTCGTTGAGGATTACAATGGAAACTATTTCTTGGTAGGTGCTGCTCACGGTGCGGACATTTCTGGTGGAACTATTGTAACTGGTGCTGCTATGGGTGATTTGTCAGGATTTACTTTAGTATTTACTGCACAAGAAACACTTCCCGCTTATTTTGTTACTGCTTCGATTGTAACTGGTAATGCAAGTGCTACTCAAATAGCACCATAAGTAATTTAAATTAAATTGAAGCCATCTTTAATTAGGTGGCTTTTTTTTTACCCCAAATTCAAAATAAATTCGTTTTATAAGTATGAAGATTCTAACGACAAGCACTTCTGCTCAATCGCTTAAAATTATTCCAAGAGATTATCAAAGTAACATTGATGTTATTTTAAGAGATAATAGCACGAATACAAGCACAACTTATGCAGTTTCTACTTCTACAAGTGGTGATTATATGACTTTTGACTTAACTTTGGCGTTAGTAGAAAACAGATTTTACGATATGACTTGTAAATTTGGTAGTGATGTTATTTATAAGGATAAAATCTTCTGTACTGACCAAGTGATAGCTGATTACACCGTAAACGAAAATCAATACACTACTGAAAATTCATACGATAACGATTATATCATATTATGAGCATTAAAATAGTTGAATTAGCATCTTATACTGCGCCAAAGATTACCGAAAACAAAAGAGATGAATGGGTTTCTTATGGTGATGACAATAATTACTATCAGTATTTGATTGATTTATATAACGCATCACCTACTAATAACGCTGCAATAAACGGAATCAGTCAAATGATTTTTGGTAGAGGTTTAGACGCTACTGATTCTTCAAAGAAGTTAGAAGAATATGCAATGATGAAGGCTTTGTTTCACGATAATTGCGTAAGAAAACTTTCCTATGATTTAAAATTAATGGGGCAATGTGCTATGCAAGTAGTTTACGACAAGCCACACAAAAGAATTATAGAAGTTGCACACTTTCCTATTGAAACATTAAGAGTAGGTAAGGCAAATGAAGAAGGAGAAATAGATGCTTACTATTATTTTAATGATTGGTCTAAAATTAAGCCAAGCGACAAACCAATGCGATTTAGTGCGTTCGGCACTTCTAAAGACGAAATAGAAATACTTTGTGTTAAGCCTTATCGTGCAGGTTTTTATTATTATTCGCCCGTTGATTATCAAGGTGGTTTACAGTATGCAGAATTAGAAGAAGAAATATCTAACTATCACCTCAACAACATCAAGAATGGTCTTGCGCCATCTATGATGATTTCCTTTAATAACGGAGTGCCAGATGAAGAAACACAAGAAATTATAGAAAGAAAGATTCAGCAGAAGTTTAGCGGAACAAGCAACGCAGGTAAATTCATTCTTAGTTTCTCGGATAATGCAGATAGTCAAGCTACAATGGAAACGGTACAACTATCAGACGCACATAATCAATATCAGTTCTTGAGTGATGAATCAATGCGTAAAATTATGGTAGCGCATAGGATTATTTCGCCAATGTTATTAGGCATCAAAGACAATACGGGATTAGGAAATAACGCAGACGAACTAAAGACTGCTTCTATCTTATTTGATAACACCGTTATTAAGCCATTTCAAGACCTTTTAATAACTGCCTTTGACAAAGTACTTGCTTTTAATAACGCTGCCTTAAATCTATATTTTAAGACCTTACAACCGCTTGAATTTGTAGACTTGGAAAATGCTTTAACTAAAGAGCAAGTAGAAGAAGAAACTGGTCAAAAGTTAAGTAGCGAATTAAACGACTTAACGGATGAAGAATTTGAAGCGTTAGAAGAAGATTTGCAAGGCGAAGTAATTAATGATGAATGGGAACTTGTAGACAAAAGAGAATATTCAGAAGAAAACGAATCTGTTGAAGATTGGGCAAACAAATTGATTAAGGAAAAGAAAACAGGATTACAAAAGTTAGCCGACCTTATCAAATCTAAGCCAAGCGATCCAAGTTTTTTAGATAAGTCATATTATAAGGTTCGTTATGAATATGCTGAAAAATATTCAAGTAATAATTCAAGAACATTTTGTCGTAGAATGATGGCAAGAACGGGTAGGGGTGTGGTTTATCGCAAAGAAGATATTGATCAAGCAAGTTTTCAAGGTGTAAATAATTCCTTTGGGCATAAAGGACAAAACTATTCGCTTTTCAAATATAAAGGCGGTGTAAATTGTGGGCATTATTGGAATGAGAATCTTTATAGACTAAAGAAAAAAACCGATGGTTCTTACTATGAAGATAAATCTTTAGCAAGTAGTGAAGAAGTAAAAGAAATACCAAAAAGCTACATTCCTAAAGGTGGAGAATACGAAACGGCTAAAGTTGCACCAAAGGATATGCCCAATAACGGACATCACCCTAATTACAAGAAATAAGATATGGCTACTGCGTTATTTATAAAAAGGGAAGATTTAGTAAGAAATAGCATTATTGATGGTAATGTAGATACTGATAAATTTATTCAGTTTATCAAGATTGCACAACAAATGCACATTCAAAACTATTTAGGTACTGACCTTTATAATAGAATAAGTGCTGATATTATAGCAGGAACTTTAACGGGTGATTATTTGACATTAGTCAATGACTATATACAACCTATGCTTATACATTTTGCTATGGTCGATTATTTACCATTTGCAAGTTACGAATTAAGAAACGGTGGTTTGTTTAGACATCGCTCGGAAAATGCTGATAATCCTACAAAAGAGGAAGTAGACTTTTTGACACAAAAGCATAGAAACTTTGCAGATTTTTATACAAGAAGATTTATTGATTATATGTCTTTTAACCAAAATATGTTTCCAGAATACAACACCAACACAAATGAGGATATGGATCCCGATAAAGACGCTAATTTTGTAGGATGGGTGCTGTGAAAGTAAGATATAAAGTAAAACCGATCAATTTAAAGAAATTGGCTGAATACTTAAAGAAAAAAAAGAAATGAATTTAACCGATATAAAAATATACGCCATTAACACAATAGCATTAGCGTTAAATTTTACTAATATAGAATTAGGCTTAAAGATTATTTTAACTATTGTAGCCATTGGTTACACTTTGACTAAATGGTGGTTAATGATAAAAGAAAAAAGAAATGGCTAACGAAATATATCATAGAAGCTGGTGGGGTGAAACATCAGATACATTTTGGGGTGATATTTACTATGAACCGAATATCACTAATGATATGTATGTGCGTGTAAGCTATTATGAGAATAGCAATGAAACCGATGAAATTTTGAACGAATTAATTTGTAGATTACGATGAGTTTACTAACAAAAGCAAGTACAGTTACCACACCTACCGCTTATTCGGAAGGTTTATTGCATAGTGTTAAGCCAGTAGTTAATTTAGGTAGTGAATTAGTTACTAATGGTAGTTTTGATACTGATAGTGATTGGAGTAAAACAAGTGCGGTCATTTCAAATGGCGAAGCAACTGTTACAGTTGTGGGTGGTGCATTTGCCAAAATATCTCAATCAACCACATACACAAGCGGTAGAAAATATCGTATTAAAGGAGATATACAAGGTTCATCAGGTTCTAATGGTAAGCAAGTTAGATTTATGGACAATGGTTCTAATATTGGTGGTTTAACTACAACGAATGGTGTTGTTACATTAGATGAAACTTTACAAAATATTGAAATTTTTTGGGTGGCTAATTCTAATTCAAATGGTGTATTTATTGAAAGAAATACAGGTACTGGTGATTATTCATTTACTATCGACAATGTATCGGTAAAAGAAGTTATTGGCGCAGATTTCGACTTTGCTCGTGCATCGTCAGCTACAAGGGTAAACGAACAAGGGTATATTGAAGATGTACCTTATAACTTGGTGCAGCAATCAAATACTTTTGATACTACTTGGGTAAAAAACAATGGAACAACTTTAACTGGTGGTCAAATTGGTTATGATGGTTCAAATGATGCTTGGTTGCTTACTAAACCTGCAAGTGGTTTTACTAATATTGCACAGACATTTAGTATAAAAGGTAATGTTACTTTTTCTGTTTTTGCAAAACAAGGTTCTTTATCAACTTTTAATTTAAGAATGATAAATACAGATGAAGATGTTTTATTTGATTTATCGTCAGGTACAATATCATCATCAACATCTGGTGTTATTGATAGTAATATTTCGGCTATTCCTAATTCTAATGGATGGTATAGATGTTCTTTTAGTGCTGATTATGGAAGTGGAACACAAGTTGCAATTTATGTTGGTGATGTTCCTGATACAACCGCAGGAAACATCTACATACAAGACGCACAATTAGTAAAAGGATCAGATGCTAAAGACTATTTAGAAACAACAGATAGACAAGACATACCAAGAATAAACTATGAAGGTGGTAATGGTCATTTCTTGTTAGAACCAAGTAGGACTAATTTAGTAACAGATAGTGAATATTTTGATATTTATACTAAAAGCAACGCTACAATAACAGATAATGATTCAACATCACCCGAAGGCGTAGATAATGCTGCAAGTTTAGCTGGTAATGGGGCATCTACTTCACATTATATTTACAGAAATTATGGAAGTGCAACATCTGGCACAAGTTATACTTTTAGTTTTTTTGCTAAAAAAGGTTCTTTAAATTATGTTCAATTTGTTGCTGGTTCTGGCGCTTTTGGTGTACTTCATCAAAATTATGATTTAGAAAATGGTGTGCTTGGTTCAAGTTCTGGTTCTGTTGATTCTTTTATTGAAGATTATGGGAACGGATGGTATCGTGTAGGCACAACAATTACGGCAACCGCAAGTACAACAATAGTCCCATTTATTGCTTTAGCCAATAGTTCTACTATGTCAAGATTGGCAAGTTTTGCCACAAGTAATGATGTAAAAATTTATGGATTACAAATAGAAGCAGGGTATCTAACATCCTACATACCTACCTATGGTTCAACGGTTACTCGTGCAGCAGAAACTTGTAACAACGCTGGTAATAGTGATTTGTTTAACGATTCTGAGGGTGTGTTGTATGCGGAATTTAAAAATGAAGATGTTGCTGATTATAGATTAATTTCAATTAGTGATGGCACAACTAATAATAGGACATTTATTGGAACAAGAATAACAACTGGTTATATTTATTATTTTGTTTTAGTAGGTGGAGCAACATCCTCAACATATATTTCAACACAATTAGCTTCTGATTTTAATAAAGTAGCCTTAAAATATAAAACTAATGATTTTGCTTTATGGATAAACGGAACGGAAGTTTATTCAGATACAAGCGGTGCTACATATTCAGCTAACACATTAGATAGATTAAATTTTGATAATGCTGCTGGCGCAGGTAACTTCGTTGGAAAAACAAAAATGGTATCTACTTTTACAGAAGCATTATCAGATAGCGAATTAGAATGTTTAACATCTTGGAGTAGTTTTAATAGAATGGCTACTGCACAAAATTATAATATAGAGTAAAGATGGCAGAAGCAAGTTTAAAATTAGGTGGAAGTTGGGCAACAAAGGAAGGTTCTCTTTTAGGTTTCAATGACCAAAATGGTAATTACAAGCCAATTCCTTTTGACTTTACAAGGGCAACAACTGCGACAAGGGTAAATCGTAATGGTTTAATTGAAGAAGTACAATCGGGTGTTCCAAGAATAGACTTTACTGGTGATGGTTCTTTATTACTTGAACCGCAAAGGACTAATTCTTTGCCTTATAGTGAAGATTTTAGCAACGCAGCTTGGGCAAAAACAAATTCAACAATTACAATTAATTCAGCAGAATCGCCTAAAGGCGTAGATAACGCTGCGGCATTTATAGAAAACACATCTTTAGGGGAACATAGAATACAAGATGGTATTTCTTTAACAAGTGGTATTGATTATACTTTTAGTGTTTTTGTTAAAGCCAATGGAAGAAATTTTATTAGATTGAGATTAGAAAATTCGGGTGTTGGTTCTGGGCAAATAAATACTTGGTTTGATATTTCTAATGGTACAGTAGGTACATCTACGGCTGGTACAAATAGTATAGTTGATATGGGTAATGGATGGTACAGATGTATATCCACTGGTACAACAAATACCACATCCTACTTGGCTAAAATAAATGTTTGTGATGCTGATAATAACGTATCATATACTGGCGATGGTTCAAAAGGTGTTTACATATATGGCGCACAATTAGAAGCTGGAAGCTATGCCACATCCTACATTCCAACAGAAGGAAGTGCAGTAACGAGAAATTCGGATACTTCTGATGGGGGAGAATCTAATAATTTTGATAGTAGTACTGCGGTTTGGTTTATTGATTTAGAAAGAACTGGTATTGAAAGTGGTCGTGCAATTTATTTAGCTGATTCATCATCAGTAGAACAAATTAGATTACATTTTGATGCACCAGCAGAACAAATTAGATTTAGAGATGGTAAGGCATCTTTTGCGAATATTGGTGGTCTTATCTCTATGGGAACATCAACAAGAAAAAAATTAGCCTTAAAGATTGATGGTGCTACATTAAAAGTTTTTGTTGATGGAAGTCAAATAGGAAGCGATTATACAAGACCAACTGCTTTTACTATTGAAAAATTAATTATAGCAGATGATGCGTTTAAGTTATATGATATGAAATTTTATCAAAGCGCATTAACAGATACAGAACTTCAAGAATTAACAACTTTATAAAAATGAAAATAGCAAAATACGCTTTTGATAACAAAGACCAAGCAGATTCTAAAATAGAAGCACTTGGCGTAGAAACTGATGAAAATGGAAATACTTATCCTACTCACAAGCACAGTATTGTCCATCTTGGCAATATTGTTCTTGAGGAAGGCAGTTATGATGAAGATGGCAATGAAATCACGCCACCATCATTATCTTCTAAATATCATATTGATGTTCTTTGGGATTTGTCTGATTCTGTTTCTGAATCGGGGGATTTGGTTCTTGCTGACCATCCTTACGGTTGGAAGTCTTATGCGGTAAGCATACCAGAGGATTCAAATGGTGTTCACGCATTTATGGGATTAAACTACCATAACCACAAGTTTAGTGAATAATGAAAGAACTTTCAAAGGATAGTAAGTTTTCTATAAGCATCGAAACATTAGGTGCTTTAGCGGTTGGTATTGCGACTGTAATAGGTATGTGGTATTCTTTGCAATCTGAAATTGAATTAGCTAAACAACTTCCACCAAGTGAAGTGTCAAGGACAGAATACGACTTAAAAGATCAACTGATCCGAGAAACCATTATGAACACACAAAACAAAGTGGAAGAAAATGGTGAGAAGTTAGACAAGATAGAAGAACGCTTATACCAAATCAAATGAAATGGTTAGTGTTTTTATTGTCGTTTACAATGTATTCTCAAGTTGAGGTTATACAAATCAATGCTACTTGGAATAAACAAAATGATGTTATTCTTCATCTTAAAAATTGTGAATACTCTTATACGCTTTTGGAACACCAACCTAAAGAAGTTCAAGCAAAGATAAAAAGTGTACCTACAATTATCATTTTAAAAGATGGTAGACCAGTAAGACAATATCAAGCCAATCTAATGTTAAAGCTAGAAGTAAAGGAAGAAGAATTACAAGCATTTATAAATACGATTAAATGAAACTAACAAAGAATTTTAGTAGAAAAGAATTTGAGTGTAAGGATGGTACGGCTATGACCGAAAATCAATTTAAGAACATTCAAGAACTTGCCAAGAATCTTCAAGTCTTACGAGATGAATTAGAAGAACCAATACACATCACAAACGCTTATCGTTCACCAAGACATAATCAATTGGTAGGTGGAAGTAAAACAAGCCAACATATCGTAGGTAAAGCTGCGGATATTTATGTAGAAAGCCTTAAACCTAAAGAACTGGCTAAAGTAATAGAAGGTCTTATCGAAGATGGTAAGATGTCAGAAGGTGGTATTGGAATCTACTCAAAGAATAAGTTTGTACACTACGACATAAGAGGAACTAAAGCACGATGGAATGGGTAAAAAGTTTAAAGAAACTAAAGTAGGTCAGTTTTTATTTAAGAAGCTGCCAAACCTTGCAGGGGATATACTACCAGAAGGGGGTGTTTTAGGCGTTGTAAAGAATTTAATTGATTCAGATGATAGTTTGTCCTCAGAAGAAAGAGAAACGCTCTTAAAAGAACTATATGAACTTGAGGTAGCGGATCGAGATAGTGCAAGAAAAAGAGAAGTAGAAATAAAGAAAGCAGGTGGCGATGATTGGATGATGCTTGTAACAGGTATTACGGGATTAGCTGCTTTTGTATTTACTATTTATGCGGTGGTTTATGTACCATCGGTTATTGAAAATGATTTATTTGTGCATTTAATGGGTATGATAGAGGGTGTTGTAATATCAAATATCTTTGCATACTATTATGGAACATCAAGCGATAAGAAATGAAACTGATTTGTAAATTTATTAAATACATCACTTTAGATAAAGTGTGTTTAGGTTATTGTGGCAAAGATTGTAAGCGTTAAGATTGAGAAAAAAAAGGTTAAAAGACCTAACGTACACGCAAAAACCAAATCTTCAAAGATAAAATCTTCTAAATTGTACAAAAAAAAGTACAAAGGTCAAGGAAGATAAATTTTATTTTTTATATTTGAGCAGGTGTTTACTCCGATTTGACCTACTCAAATGTCAAGATTAGCGAAAAGATTAAGTAGCTAAATACAGTTCTTTATATTGAATGGTAAATCCGATCAATGTTCCACAAACCAACAAATCGGTCAATGCACGAACGAAAGTTTGATAAATACGCCATACGCACTTGCAGGGATGCGTTTGAAATATAAATTGCTAAAATGTGTTTAATACACCTAAAATCCTAAATATATAGTATGCAGGGTAAAGGGTTTGATGTATAGATATGAAATTAGAGATCAGAATAAAACAACACGAAGGATCAGATGAATTTTATGACATTAAATTATATACTTACAAAGAAGTCATAGAAACAAAAGTAGACAAAGAAAACCTTCGTTACCTAATCGGTAAAATAGACAACACAATTATCCCTTGAAAAAAAGGAAAAGTCGTAAGAATCTTATCGTAGCATTAGATAGGGTATTTTCAAAATATATTCGTACAAAGTATTTAAGGAACAACTTTGTTGAATGTGTAACCTGCAACCGAAAGTACCCTATCAATAAAATACAAGCAGGACATTTTATGTCAAGAAAGCATTACTCGACTAGATGGTCGGAGGACAATGTATTTCCCCAATGTTATGGGTGTAATGTAATGCAACAAGGGCAGCAGTATTTGTTCTCAAAGTTTATAGATGAAAAGTATGGCGAAGGTTATTCAGATGTTTTATTATATAGATCAAGGGAAACTGTAAAATTTTCAGATTTTGAGATAGAAGAAATGATAGAAGATTACACAAATCGATTAAAAGTTTTGGAAAAAGAAAAGTTTTAGTTATATTTGACCTAATTAAATGAGTTTTTCATATTAATTTGATTGGTTAGAAGTTTTAGGGAGGGCAGCAATGTCCTCTCTTTTTTTATATAATATTTTTTTTTATTGACAAAAATTTTTATATTTGAATATCTAACAATTAATTTTATTATGGAAAAAAGATTTACTTACCTGCTTGGCCTAGCCAAACACACCGAAAACTATTTAATGTATAACGAACTAAAGGAACTGAAAAATGATGTCCTAAAGTTTCCTATGCTTCGTATTGAAGCTATGGCTAAACGCATTACAGAATTAGAACAAGAAAATGAATTTTTAACCGCCAAATTAGAAGTAAATGGACAAAACTAAATTAAGAGAACTTTATCAAAAGTACAATTTACAACCTGCTGACTTTTTTAAGCATCAGCACTACACAATTATCACAAGACAAGGTATTGAAAAAATATTAGGTCAAGAACAACTAAACATTAAGTATGAAGTTGTAAGATGTGAACCTGACTATGCAGTATTTAAAGCCACAGTAACAAAAGGCGATGCCTATTTAGAAACTTTTGGATCTGCTAAACACGGTGATTTTAAAAACGGAAATACGCAAAGTTGGTACATTGCCGAGATGGCAGAGAAAAGGGCAATGTCAAGAGCAGTACTAAAGATGACTGGCTTTTATCAGTTGGGCGTATTTGGTGAAGATGAATCAGAAAGTTTTAAAAATGGATAAGTATACTGTACGTTATTTTAAAAATGGTTATTATATTACCGAGTGTAAGAGTTCTGAAACAACCGCATTTATAGGAACACTTTCTGACTGTTATTCTTGGATTAGATTAAAAGAACTAAATATATTAGAAGAATGAATTATATTAGCAACTGTTGTGGCGCATCTCCATATAGTGAATTAGATGATATTTATGGTCGATGCAGCGATTGTCGTGAAAACGCAACATTTAGTAAAGAAGAAGATTAATTTTTAAATATTTTAAAATGAGTGCAATTGTAAATTTTAGTTTAGACTTAACTAAGCTACCAAAAGAAAAAATGATTAAAGGAAAAAAAGGTACTTATATTAATTTGTCCCTTAATGTCAATGACCAAACAAATCAATATGGCAAAAATGCTTCGGTTATTGTTTCACAATCAAGAGAAGAAAGAGAAGCAAAACAAGACCGTATTTATGTTGGTAATGGCAGGGTTATATGGACAGATGGCAATATAACTACTGCAGAACAAAAAGAAGAATTGACCGCTGCAGCGCAGCAACCTGACAGAGAAGATGACTTACCATTTTAACTAACGGGAGGCTTTGCCTCCCTTTTTTTTTATAACTTAGCCAAACAATGTTAATAGATTACTTACAACAATTACAACACCTTGAAAAAATAAGAAAAGGTGAAATTCGAGAAGGTTATAAATTAGGTATACCCGAAATAGACGAATACTTTAGATTTAAGAAAGGAAACTTTAATGTAATATTAGGTCAAGCCAATGTCGGTAAAACATCAGTAGCACTTTATTTGATGTTGCTATACTCATTAAGGCATAATATAAAATGGATTGTTTTTAGTAGTGAAAACGAACCATACTCAATTATAAGAAAACTAATAGAATATACTTTATCTGAACCTTTAAATAAACTAAGAGATGACAGTTATCAATATGCTGTCAAGGTTATTAAGAATTATTTTAAATTTATTAGTCCTGAAAAATTGTATAGTTATAAAGATTTAATTAAATTGGGAGAGGCGTACAAAGCTGCGTGGGATTATCAAGGTATGTTAATTGATCCGTATAACAGTTTAATAAAAGACGCTGAAATGTCTAAAAATATTGACGGGCATAGTTACGATTACCAAGCAATGACAGAATTAAGGCAATTTTGTAAGCGAAACGAAATTAGTTTATGGCTTAACACCCACGCTAATACAGGTGCAATTAGAATGACACATTTTTTAGGACACGAATATGGAGGTTATCCTATACCCCCAAATGCAGGTGATGTTGAAGGTGGGGCAAAGTTTGTTAATCGTGCTGATGATTTTATGGTAGTACATAGATACACTCAACACCCAAGCGATTGGAATCAAACACATATACACATAAGAAAAGTTAAAGAAACCGAAAGCGGTGGTAGACCAACACCATTAGACGAACCAATAAAATTAAAGTCTATGATTAATAACGTAGGCTTTGAAATAGATGGACAAAACATTTTAAAAACAGTCTTACAAAACAAAAAGCAACAAACCTTTTTAAGAAAAGCATAAATGGATTGGCAATTAAGATTAATATTTAGCTTACCACATCAAAGATTATGTTTAGGGTGGGAAGTGCTAAATCCTAGTGAGGAATTTCCTTATCAAACACTTAAATTATATTTACTACTTTTGACTATTGAACTTGACCTATAATGCTTCATTTATTATCAAAACATCATAATCTTTGGATTAATTATGTTTTAAAATTTAATGTAAATATAGATACAGCGCAAGACATTGTGCAAGAGTTTTATTTAAAAATGTCTAATTATCAAAAAGACATTATGATAGGCGAAAAGATTAATTTCTATTTCGTCTATTTAGTTTTAAGGAATATGGTATTTGATTTAAAGAAAAAAGAAAAGCGGTTTCACTTTACCGAAGAAATACCACACATAGAAGAAGAAGAATACATAGAAACCGACACATTAAAAAGTCAGTACATAACAAAGTGGATTAATGATAATACTTTACAAAAAATAAATTATGAAAACATTGAAGATTTAGAAGATATTTATCACGCTACCATTTTTAATGAAGTAATGCTAGAAAAAAAAAGTATGAAGCAATTGTCTAGAGAATTATGTTTATCATATGAATCTATTCGTCATACAATTAAAATAATTAAAAACGAAATAAAAGATAGTTATGAAACTTGGAACGCTATTAGAGAAGATATTTAAGTTTACAGGCATTGCTTGGGTCGTAAAAAAGATATGGGGTGATGACTGCGGTTGTAAAGAAAGAAAAGAAAAGTTAGACAATATAAAAGTGTTTAGAAAATGAAACAAGAAAACTATGATTACTGGACTGAATTTAGATCAGTAGAATCAAACAACCTTACCAAAGCTGATAGAGAATTAATTGTAAAGATATTTGCAGAAGAATTAAACAAAAGAATAACTGTGAATTGTGGGTGTAGCGGTAAAGTTTGGCAACAAAGAATTAACGCTATAAATGAACTTTATGACAAAGGATGAATCAGAAACATATGAAAAGACCATTGCCTTACTGATGAATGGCTTTTTAAACTTTCATTTGGACTGGGTAGGCGATGAAAATACTTTTTATGATTTAAGGGGATTAAGTCCTAACGGAAATAAATGCGTGGTAGAAATAAAAGTACGCCAAAAGTACTACAAAGAAAAGATGCTTGAAAAATACAAGTACGATAAGTTAATGACCTTACCCGATGATGTGGTTAAACTTTATTATGTTTTTGATAATAAGGGTAGTTATTTGTTTTGGTTAAATCAAATGGAATTACCACCCGTTAAAAGTATTCGATGCCCATCCACTACGATGTGGTCAAAAGACCGAAAAGAGAAAGAAGTTTACTTGTTGCCCGAACGCCTAGCATCTCTTGTAGATTATAATACACTTACCGAAGAAGATTTTAAATATTAATTTTTTTAACTTTTTTGTTTGTAATTAAAATTTATTTTTTATATTTGAAACATAAACCAATCAAATATGAAACCAGTTTTTAAAGATATCGGATATTTTGTAGAATATCTTATCGACACGAAACTTATCGGAACTAAAATAATTAAAGAAGCCGACAGAGATAAAATAGGCTATTATAGCCGCATTGATGCGGTTGCTACAGAAGATATTATTTTAGACAACAAAAAGAAAATTAAAAAAGGTCAATCATACTACACAAGGCTTTATCCTTTGTGTGGCAAACAACTGCGTTAATTATGAAAACACTTGGAAAACTATTCAAAAAACTACAATCAGCGTTCCTATACTTTGCCTTTGCTTATATAGGTTATCAATTAGGAACTATTTTATCTAACCTTTTAAATTAATTATTATGTCATTTAACGGATGGACTAACTACGAAACTTGGCGAATCAACTTAGAAATTTTTGACGGAATGCAAGAAGATTGGGATGCAGAAAAATGTAAAGATTATGTTGAAGAAATTTTAGAACAATCTCCACATCTAGCTTTAGACTACGCAAGAGCGTTTGTTCGACAAGTGGATTACAGAGAAATTTCTAACAAACTAAAAGAAGATTAATTATGTGGAAAGCAATAGAAGATTTTTTTACCTACAACGGTGACGTGGACTTTTACTATAAAGCTACATACAGACCGCAAGATAGGGGTGATTATTTTAATGCCCCCGTTCCGTTTGACGTTCAGATTAATTTTATAGGGGTTGATAACCACTTCAATTTGATAGAATATTTAACAGACGATGTATTTGATGCCGTTGAACAAGATGTAATTAAAAAATATGCATAACCTACATTCATACATATTTTTAAATTCATCAAATTATGCTTTAGATGTTTTGACAAAATGGTATGAAAAGAAACCAAACAATGTAGAGTTACAAAACTTGATTAAGTCATTTCAGTATATTGTAGAACATACAAATATGATAGAGCTTGAAAGACAGCTGTACAAAGATAGTTTCGACTTGCTACAAGAAAAACACACAGAATTAAAACAAGAACTTAATCAATTATGGGAAACAAAGTAACAGAAATTTATATTCACGAAACACATACATTATGGCAAGAATATGGTGAAGTGCATATTCTAAATGACGCGCATCATATTGTGTGGAATGCTGATTCTTTATTTCACGATTTAGATGGCTTAATGCATTTTGCGATTAAAGCAAGGCAGTCAGATGAAGAAAGATTTATTGAAGCAATGAAAAATCAAATACAAAAATATGAGGAAGCAAAGAATAACTCAGCAACAAAGAATAGCTAATGTTGAAAAATCACTTTATGTCTTGGCGTTAAGGTTAGAACAATTAACAAAAAGATTAGATGATTTGGAAAAAACCCCTGAAACAAAATGATTCTTTTATTTGACATAGATAGTTTACTCTACTCAAGTTGCTATAATATAGAATCTGCTGAGGAGGCTATGTTTAAATTTGATGAAAACTATCAAAAAGCAGTAAATGATTTAGAAGAATTATGGGAGGTAGAAGAAGTTATTCCTTTTGGGCTTTCAAGAAATAATTTTAGGAAATACATTACAAAAAAATATAAAGCTAATAGAACGAGCGAAAAACCACAATATTTTAATCAGTTGTGTAAATATGTTGAACATTATTACAAACCTGAGATAGCTAATGGAATGGAAACCGATGACTTAGTAGCTATATTTCAACAAAAGATAGGACACGAAAATTGTATTATTATTTCTATTGACAAAGATTACAAACAGTTTGAAGGCACTATATACAACTACAATCAAAGAAAAATAATACAACTAAATAAGCGTCAAGCCTTGTATAATTTTTACGAGCAAATGATAGTGGGTGATACTGCAGATAATGTCAATTATTGCAAGGGTTATGGCAAAGCATACGCTAAAAAGTTATTTGAGGGCGTTTCTACGGACTTTGGCTACAAAAAGAAGGTTTTGGGTCTATTTAAAAAAATCTATCGCTCAAAGGGGCGAGAACGTTTTATAGAATGTTATCATTTGCTTAAATTAGGCTATCGATGAATGTTCGCAAAGAAAGATTAGATAGATGTAAAAAAGATGGAGATTTCTTTGAAAATTTATTTAAAGAAAAAATAAAAGCAAAGGGATTAAAATACAAGAAAGGTACTTTACGAGATGATTGGTATAAACATATAGATTGTTATGTCAATGGTTACGGTGTAGATGTAAAAGGAAATAGGCATCTTGAAACCATATGGCTTGAGCATACTAATGTAAATGGGAACAAGGGTTGGTTAAGAGGCGAAGCATTATATATTGCAATGCATATTCACGAATTAGATTGTTTTTCTATTTACTATCGCGAAGACTTGCTAAAATTTGTAGAAAATAATACATACGAAGAAACAACATATAAATCTGATTATTTTAAATTTTACACCCGAAAAAAATGGGGCAAAAAAGATATATTAGTTAAAGTAAGATATATAGACATAAAACATTTAGAACTTGATTTATTATAATGGACACACGCAAGAAATTAGCTGAATTAGAAGAAGAAACATATTCAGATGCAATAGTAGAAAGCCTTATACAAGAATATAGGTTTAGAT